GTATATACTGGAACTGCAATTGCAGCTTTACCACGGTTTTGTTCGATGGTACCGAGCTTAAAATCGCGATAAGTAATGTCTTTGACATAACGGTGGGCATAGCGTGGAAACTTGTTTATGTAATGCTGATTTTCGGCAAACACGAAAGCCTCCTTTGCACGGTTCACTCCCCATCCCTGCTCCTCGAGCTTTTTCCACTCATCAGTTTTGAGATAGGCTTCAGCTTTTGCCCGCTCTTTATCAAAATCAACTCCCTTCACTTCATGCCTCATAAGAGCTTTTACCCGGCAACGGCAACGCCATCCGTTCGGGGGCCATATTTTATCCCATAAAGGATCGTTGGCAGGCAGTATGAGTTGATGAAGTTTATAGTGCTCCTCGCGCACACGGCCATCGTCCATAGTTATATATTGCCAATAAGGAAATATATCGACCTGCTCTCTAAGTCGCTTATACAGTGCAGAGCTTTCTGCAGTAAGATACGCGGTGTCATATTCTGTGCGTAGCCAGGTCTCATTGAAATCAACATTAAGAGCTTTTGCCCTGGATAAAAAGTCTGACCAACCTTTTGATTCACGGAATGCCTGGTTAAGCTCATACATCTCTTTAAGGTCCTTGGAAGCTGAAAACCTGAAAAGGTTAAGCTCCATTGCCGTTTTGTAGGCATCGGGAGTATATCCGTAATCAGTGCCGACTGAGAAGTTATGTTCTGCAAACCCGGCCCTGAGAGCTTTTACCAGGTGACTGGAGGTAAACCTGAAGAGATCCGCATCGAATTTACCTGATCCTCCGGCTACACGTTTTGCAAGGGCTTCTATATCGAATGTCGGGAGATCTGCAAGATTAAGATTCGTGGGGAGAGCGGAATCTTTTACTGCTGATGCCCCCACTGAGGGGGCTACTACGAAAAAACTCGCTAATCCTTTCCTGAGCCTGGTGAAAAATGAGATCTCAGCTGCAGCGAGGCTATCGGCCAGCTTTTTCTTTTTTTCTTTTTTCTTCTTTAGCGGATCCGGATCCGGTTCTTTCTTGGTGGTTGCTACTCCTTCAGGTTTAGGCACGCCATAAAAATCGTAGAGAAAATCCGCGTCGATTTCAAGACCAAGATCCTTAATGAATGAAGAATGAATTTTCATCTGATCGACCATCGATAAAGATTCACCGGCATCGGGGAAGGTAAACCATCCGCCTTTAACGGGGAATCCTCTTTTCTCAAGCCTTGGAAGCAGCTCAGTATTCAGTATCCTCTGGACAAAACGGCGATCGGCTTTATTAACATCCTCCTCTACATCCTTATGGGTTTCTGACTGTGCCCTGGAGGATCCTTGGACAGTTGTCATGGTTTGTCCCAGGATATTAACAAGGATCTCTTCGTTACAAGCTTTACGAAAATCGTTAAAGAGATCTCCGTTGCCTTTCGTGGCCTGAGTTACAATTTCAACATCAGTCTCTCTGGGAATCACCACCCAGGGAGCAGAACCTGATTTGTCCAAAGCTTCCTCGAGCGTTTTTCGGCTCTCTTCATCCTGAGCGCTGTATTTTCCTTTTTTGAAAGGGATACCAAAAAGTTCATTGAACTGAGCCCAATCAGCAGTGTTGCCCCGCTTGTAAATAGCATAAGGAGCAGCTTTCAACAGAAGGCCGAAATCTTTATCCTTGCCTGCTTCCAGGAAGAAGTCATCACCACGGTATTCTATTCCATTTTCATCGCCCGGATTAATAGTAATGATACCCTTCTCCGGGCGTATATGCTGACGTGGTATATTATATACCTGCAAGCCATCGGTAAAATCGAGCTCAAGGACCGTTTTACCCCAGAACCGGGAATTCATAATTTCCGTAAGGATCTCCTCCATAACCGGTGAACCGATCAGGTCGTCCATCTCGGGTACCGGCTTCTCATCTTTCATAAAGTTGAGCTCGGCGTTTGTGATTGCATTGATACGTTTTTCAACAGCTTTCGAGAGGACCGTATCAAGCATTATATCTTCGTACAGATCGTAGAGCTTTTGCCTCTTATCATTATCAGCTGCTTTCAGGGCAGTTCGCCATTGGCCAACATCGAGAACATTCCTGTTGAGCTTACGAACCACAAGGGTATGAACTATCAGCCCTTTATTATCTTTTGACTTTTGTTTAATTGATGCCATATATTTCGACCTTTAAAAGTGTTGCTCGCGTTTCTCATTACTTCCCCAGGCAATCTTTCCACGATAATCATCAGTTGAGGAAGGCAGATCCGGAGTAACCTCGCCTTTCTGTACAGACTTTAACCATGCCACTGCCCTGTTATATGCTTTTTCCCTGAATTCAAGCTCTGCTTTATAATTACTCAGCTTCAGGAGATGCCATACCGCTATATCTTTCACGAAGATCAGCAGCAATGCATTTCGCGATGTGCCGGTTGTTGCGAATATTGTTGCATGATCATAAGAGCTCAGATATCCTTTTGCTTCAGAAACAGCTCCATCGATAGCAGCTGTTACCAGCGTGTCATCGTTACCGGTTATAACGTCGATATCTTCAACGTTCATGTGAGTTTTTAACTCTGCTTTAGTTATCCACATGTTTAAAATCTTTTAGGATGCTTTTTAATTGTACCGAACGAAATAGGCGCCATTGCTGCAATTTTATTGTTAATGATCCAGACACCACCTTCCACGCCATCAGGTCCATCAACATGAGATGATAACTGTGGATCAACAGCTTTAAATTGTTCCTCGAGGCGAAGCATGTGAGGATTATTCTTTTCAGCTTCATTGAATATGAGCTTCCCTGAACGATTCAGGTGTTCGAGATTTCCTTCGATACGCGCAAACTTATCGGGTTTCTTGCGCTCATCAGGAGCAATTCCGATATAGTGGCCCCTGGCTTTACATTCACCTGAAAGAAGAGGCATAAATACCTGTTCGAAGAATGGATCCTGAAGTGAGTTATTTTCGATGTAATTGTAAATTTGAGTTTTCCCGTTCACATACTCCTCGAGATCGAAGTACCATGTTATAAATTTGCTATTCTTAACCTGCTCCAGGTAACATGTAATGATATAGAATTTGCCATCGAGCTGCCCGATCAGGGGAACGGTCTTGTAGCAGTTATCCTTGTTTTCCTTATTGCTCTGAGCGGGATCTCCATATGCAACTAAAAAACGGAACAGGTTTAAATTAGGGACCGGTCCCCAGGTTACCTCCTTGAAAACAGTACCTTCCCTTACAGGATTATTATAATATTCCTGTTGTGCTGCAGCATAACTTAACTTCGAAAGTATATAATCTATTACTGCCTCGCTGTTTTTTTCAGGCCATACAGAGATCCCTTTCTTATCGCGAATGTTTACTATATCAACAAAATCGGCCCTCTTTATTGCTTCAGTAATACAGCAGTACTTTGCAATTATGTTTCCACAGAAAAGAATATAAATCGTTCCGGAGATATCAACTGTCGGTATTACAGCCTTCTCAATCCATGCCCATTTATCATCGATGCGTTTCGGATTACGTGTTTCTTCATCGGTATCGATATCATCAAATAATATTGAATCCGGACGGATATCCTCATTCTTGGTACCACGCGGGCTCTGACCTGCCCCGATAGCCCTTATAGCCCATCCATCTCTGGTTATGAATTCACCCTCTTCCCATTTACCTGGACGCTCCTGGATCCCATAGTCGTTAATCAGCCTTGAATTACTCTCCAGGTTGATCTTAAATGGCATCGAGAGACGTTCAGCATTGTCGTAGCTGTTGGAAATTATGAGTGTATTCCGGATCCTGCCAGTCATGGCAAGCTTTGTGAACTCCATCATTGCCCTGGTAGTTTTTGCAAGACCACGGCTCCAGGCTCTTACTTCGTACCACCTGCTCCTGGTCGGATCGAGCAATCTTTTTGAGGCTTTCACCTGAAAAGGGGCAGGTTCATTTTTGTAGTAATTCGGGAAATAGTATTTGAACCAGGCTTCATCGTTGGCTTCGAGCCTTAATATACGTTTGATCTTCTCCGCCTCGGTTTCGGAAGCATCGATAGTAGTCTCACGTATCAGGTTCGACCGGAACTCATCCCAATTTAGACTTGCCTGCTTATCGAGAGCTTTCCCCATTGGTTACCTTTTAAGTTGATCTTTTATAAAGCTGTCGAAGTACCCGGAGATCTCTTTTGCCTTTTCCAGGTCGATAGGGCGCAGGTAATTAATAAATCGCATTGCTACTTCGATTATATCGCTTACCGATGCTTCGGTCTCAAGGTTCTTTGCTGCAGCTGTAAGCTTGACAAGTGTATCGGCTTCTTTTGAAGTGGCATACTTCTTTCCCTCTGTCCTGGTCTTAATCTCCTGGGTAATCTCATCCATCTGTTCGTAAAGCCTCGATAACTGCTCCTTTTTTGTGACAATAAGAGACTGGCGCAGACGCTTCCATGCGCCATTATCAGCATTTACCCATTTAGTAATCGTTTGTTCCGAAACATTGACACGTTCGGCAATTTCTTTCTGTGATAGTTTTTCCTGGGTGAAGAGAAGCTTTGCGTGTTCTTTTTTCAGATTGGGCTTCATGATCTTATGATTTAAGGCAAAGCTAAATTTTATGAGGCTATAAGTTTTTACGATGATTTATCATAAGCACTATGATAGGGCAAAAAACGCCCTATCATAAAAATCCGATTTGCAAAGGGCTACAAACCTTAATTCATTTGTGCTTTATGCTATTCCTGCAGTTCGGAAAAACGAACGATTGATGTCATGAGAATCTAATGAAAACCTTTGTACTCACAGATGAAAGCCTGAACAATTACGGCTTCTGGTTACCACTCGAGGGCGCAGTGCTTGATCAGTTCAAAAAGAATCCGATCATGCTCTGGATGCATAACAGGAGCTGGCGCGGTACCAAAGATGAGATCCTGCCAATTGGTTATTGGGATAATATCCGCATAGAGGGGAAGAAACTCCTGGCTGATGCTGTTTTTGACGAAGGCGACGACTTTGCCACTACAATTGGCGACAAGGTTGAAAACATGGTACTAAGGATGGCCTCCTGCGGGATCCGTGTAATTGAAACAAGCCAGGATCCAAAATGGCTGAAACCCGGACAGACCTGTGAAACGCCAATAAAATGGGCTTTAAGGGAAGCTTCAATAGTAGATATCGGAGCCAACGACAATTCTCTATCCCTGGTATTTTACGATGAGAATGACAAGCTGATCAATATGGCGGACACCGGATCCGGATCTCCGCTCAAAAAACTTTCCGACTCTACAGTCACACCAAAAAATCGCGATATGAAGAAATTATCAAAACTTTTAAAACTCTCTGACGATTCTACAGAGGACCAGATAGCTGAAGGAATTCAGTCTCTTATGGATAAACTCAACCTGGCTGAGACTGCAAAAACAACTGCAGAAACAAAGCTGGCTGACTACGTCAAGAAAGAGAATGACCTTAAAAAGGCTGAAGCAACCGCTCTCCTGGATGTTGCAGTGAAGGATGGCCGTCTTAACGCTGAAAGCCGGAAGAACTGGGAAAATCTTTTTGAAAAAGATCATGAATCAGCAAAAGCTACACTTGCCGCTATCCCGGTACGCAGAAGCGTGAAGGATCAGCTTAAGGATGAAAAAAGTTCCGAAACGGAACGCGAAACTCTTTCGAAGCTCTCCTGGGATGAACTCGACAAGAAGGGAAAGCTGAGAACGCTGAAGGAAAATCATAATGATCTCTATATCGAAAAATTCGAAGAGAGGTTTGGTAAAAAACCGAATGACTAAACCGAGTTAATCATTTAATACATAATCAACCATGTGGACAAATAAAAATTCCAGCGGACAATTCCAATCTTTCGGCTTCCTTGCCCCCGACGGGATAACAACCGAAAAGAATGAAGTTCTGTTTCCTTATCATGAGAAACAGGAACCGGCTTATGCCGCTACCCTTGCCGTCACTGTTAAACAGAGAGACTGCTTCCTTCAGCCCGCAACACTTACCGGTGCCGTAACCATAAATCTGACTATTGATGCCCAGCTTACACCTGGAGCAAAATTGTATCTGAAGGTTACTGCAGACGGGACCAACAGGGTAGTTACCCTCGGAACAGGATTCGATGCCGCTGCAACCGACATTACGGTTACTGCAAGCACATGCTTCTGCAGGACTTTTGTGTACGACGGAGCAGCTTTCGTGCCGTGCAATCAATAATAACTTAAAACTCTAATATCGTGAAAACATTCAAATTTTTATTTACTCTCTGCACCGTGCTTCTGATGAGCACAATAAGTGCAGTATCAATTGCACCGGTTCTCGATGTTCCGCAATGGGCTGTATTTGCAGTGTCGGCGGTAGGATTATCGTTACCTTTTGAGGCCAATGTTCTTTTCGTTGGTGGACTCCAAAAAGAGATCTGGCTGAATGACATCGTGGGAAACCTGTTTAAGGCAAATCCTCATTTAAATTTTGCTATGAATGCCGATGAGTTTGTCTTGAACGGGCGTGTAGTTCATATCCCGAATGCAGGAGCTAAAGCAAATGTAGAGAAGAACAGAACCAAGCTCCCCGCGACGATCGTCAAGCGTAATGACGTAGACATATACTTCGTGCTTGACGAATATACATCCGATCCGATGCGTATTGATAATGCCGAGAAGTATGAGCTTTCCTTCGACCTGAGGAATTCAGTTTTAGGCGAACAGAAAGCTGCCATATCAGAAATGGTTGGCGATTGGTTTTTCCGTTACTGGGCAGCAACACTCTCGACAGCCATCAGGAGAACTACCGGGACTACAAATCCCACTGCACATTATGGTACTGGTACCCGCAAAGCTGTTACGCTTGACGATATCAAGGCAATTCAGAAGATGATGAATAACTGGAACGTTCCCCAGGAGGGAAGAGTTGCCGCTCTGGATGCTGAGATGATGGATCAGCTGACATCAACACTCAATACAACTACCTACAGGGATTTCTCTGCAGCATACGATTCAGCCAAAGGCGTAATTGGCAAACTGTACGGTTTCGAGTTTCTCGATCCACGCTCAACAGTTCTCCGTTACGACAATACAGCAACCCCTGTAGTTTATGATCCCGATGCTGCAGAGGCAAGCGCTGACAACGGAGCCGGTTTATTCTGGCAGAAAGACCTTGTTATCCGGGCAATGGGAAGTCATGAGATGTTCCAGAGCGAAGGGGATCCCACCATGTATGGTGATGTTTATTCAGCTCTGATGCGTGCCGGTGGCCGCAAGAAGAGAAACGACGGAAAAGGAGTTATTGCACTCGTACAGGCAGCTTCATAGGGTTAGATCAGGAACAGTGAAAAGAACAACCAGGATACTAACTATCGTTCTGCTGATCCTATCAGTGATCAGCGGATCCTGCAACCACAGGGCTGTTAGTCCCCTGGTTGTATCTTCTCACGATACCACGGCAATTGAAGTCAACAATAATCATTTTATCCAGGATACTCCCGGTATTCCCGACAGCGCGTCTATACATGCTTTCCTGAAATGTGACAGCCTCGGTAGGATTTACATCGAGACTATTTCACAGCTGCAGGGGAAGATAGTTCAGCAGGCGCTTCAGATGGAAGACAATACGTTACAGGTAGACGCGGTTGCAGAGACCAGGGAGAGAAAGGAAACGACCTCCAGGGACAGTATTATAACTGTAATAAAGGAGAAACCTGTTCCTTATCCTGTAGAGAAAATCACGAATCAACTCACATCATGGCAAAGTTTCCAGATATGGTGCGGCAGGATCCTGCTAGGATTACTGTTGATCTATATCGTGGTAAAATTTGCAGCAGGAAAATTAAGCTTCATTACAAAACTTTTTAAATAGCATTGAAATGGCAGAAGTAAGGACCTTAGGATTAACAAGCATTGAAATCGGAGATGTTGCAGTCGACGGCGGCATGGGAACAGTTCTTGCCGTGCTTGGAAAAACATATAAGGATACAGCTGAATTAATGGGAGCTGATCCTGAAATCTTTGAACACCGATCTGAGGAATCAGATGATCCGGAAGAGACCGTTGAAACCAAAGGAAAGATCACTCTTAAATGGTCGATCATGGATTCCGATGCTGACACACTGGTTAAGGTCCTTGGCGGAACCTCTACCGGCACGGCTCCCAACAAAATATGGAGCGCACCAGCCACGGCTCCAAATGTTGAGAAGTCAGTAAAGATCACTCCGAAATCCGGTAAGATAATCAACATCGTCAGGACGAAGATAGTTGCTAAGCCCAACTATAAGCTGGCAAAGAACGGGATATTCCTGGTAGATATAATCGCCACCATTCTCACCCCGACGAAAGCTGCTACTGCTTCCTGGAGCGTGGGTACTGCTGGAGCATAAGATGTTCGATAAAATATTGACTGAAGCCTCCTCGGTTGAGGAGGCTTTTTTTGAATAAACCAATATGAATACAGAAAAACATGCTGCTGAAAATCTTTTGAACCGGGGTGTTTCCTGGCCTTTACCCTCTCCCTGGTATCTAAGAATGCTTGGTATCAAGAATCTGAAAGTAACAGTGAGAGCTCTTAAGCTGGGAGCTCTCCTGGAAGTGTCGCTTCTGTACCTCAAGGCAGGTATAAAGAAAGAGGACCTTGATAAGAATCCTTCGGAAGAAGTTAAGAAGTTCCTCCGGCCTGTTTGTAAGATGACTGCTATTTGTATTCTTAACAGTTACTGGAAGATAAAACTGTTCAGGAACATCTTGGCGAGGTTTATATTATGGCATTTTACAGCAAACATGCAGCTCGAAGCTGCACTGTTTATTGCATCGTTCAGCGGGTACACATCTTTCTTAAATACTATCGTATTGTTCGGAGATCTGAAAGTGACGACTCCGAAGGATCCGAGTCCGGAAGATCAGGGGAGTCAACAGAAATAAAAGGTCTGAATAGCCTCTGGGGGATAATACAAAGCCTGCAGGAAAAATATGGGTGTACGCATGATTACATACTTTGGGGAGAATCGTGGAGTTCTCTGCAGATGAAGATGGCAGACTCACCGGTAATTGTCCGGAAAGATAAGGATAAGAAACATATTGAATCTGATACGGAAATAATTGATTTTCTAACACACAACTCCTGACAATGGAGGATAAGCTGGGTCCCATAGAAATTGAATTCGTGCTTGATGGTAAGGCTGAGCAAAAGGCAATCGATCTTAAGAAGGCCCTTGATGAGCTTATTGCTGCAACTAAGGAATTGAGAGAAGGGAACCGTCAGCTTATAACCATACAAAAAACACAGGCGGAAGCAAATGAGAAGGGCGCAGCATCACAAGCAAAAATAGAAAAGTCCGTTCTCGGAGCTACAAAAGCTCTGGGATGGCTTTCAGTAGGTGTTACACTATTCAAAGGGATAATAAATTCATCTTCGAGTGCAACTGCTCAATTCAAATCATTTATTGATGGGGCCAAGGGAGCTGTTGAAGAATTGTTTTCATCTGTAAGAGCAGGTGAAGTGACCATTGGAGACCTTGCATCAAATATGGTAAAGGGCGCAAAGGCTGCCAAAGAATTCTCTGACAACACTTATTCATATACCAGGGCAATGAAAGCTGCTGAAGTTATAATTGCCAATGAACAGGATTTATATAACGAACTGGAGAAGATCTATCGTAATTCAAGTTTATCGCCGGAAAAGAGAGAACAGGCAATAAATGACTACATCGCCAAGAAAAAAGAAGAAGCAGCCACACTTCTTAAGATAGAAGAAAAGTATCATAATGATTTATTGACCAAGATAAAAAGTAAGCCAAGACTGGAAGGGAATGTTACCGATGATGATCTCAATAAATTTGCTACAATATATGCCAAGAACGCTGAACTGATTGGCCAGATCCAAGATCTCCGTAAAAAGACCTGGATGATGACAGATGAAGCATTCCTTGATTCAAGTAATGAGAAAGGATTCAGGATGTATGGTGATGCCGTCTGGGAATTGCGTAAATCACTGGAAGAAACCCTTCCTGCAGGGATAGAGATGGCAGATGTTTTGAAAGTATTATGGCTCAACGGTGAACTGAATACAAAGACGGTTGATGCCATGAGTGAGTCATATATCAGACTGGGTAATGCTAAAGCAAAGTCATCGAACGTGGAGGCAGATCTATCGAGAATGCTGGGAGACATTAAAAAGAATAATGATTCTCCGGCAGCCGGATCGATAGATTACCTGAGAAAAGAACTCGCAGGCTTGCAAAAGGATTATTACGCTACTGCCGATGCTGCAGAGAGGGCATCGTTAAGAATTAAGATACTGGCAAAGCAAAGTGAAATTGACGCGCTGGATCCTGCAAAACTGAGCGAGGAAGAAAAGAAAAAGGCTAAGGCCCTCAGGGATATTCTAAATGAAATAGCCGTTCTGAAATCGAAAGATCTGCAGAAAGAGCTTCTACAGCTGGAGCAGGCTTATAATGAGGACCTTAAAACTTATGAGAAGGATCAGAAAATAAAAACGGCTCTCACTGAGAAATATAATCTGGAGCGTTATGAAATCGAGCAAGCTTACCTCAAGAAGATCAAGGAGGAGAACAGCAAGTTATTGCAATTGGTGTACATACCAAACAGTACAAAAAGTTCTTCTACTCCGTCCTCTATAATTAATCCATACACCTCCTCAGGGTTATATGACTGGGGTAAATACAACCCTGTACCCGATGCAAATAAAAACAAGTCCCTGAAAGAAGAAATGGATTTGCGGATGCAGATTCTTGATGCTGTTGCACAGACCACTTCTCAACTGGGGGAAATGCTTGATATTAGCTCTGATATTGCGTCTGCTTTTGATTCGATCGCTAACCTTATTGATAGCATAGCCACCGAGAATTGGACATCAGCAGCGGCGAGTCTTCTAAGTTATGTCCTGACAGTAATGGAAATGTATGAATATACTGAAAGATATAACAGCATTCTTGATGATATTAATGACAAACTAAAAGAGTCGCAGCGCATTGTTGAACAATCGGAAAGAACCGGAGGGTCGAGAAGCGCACAGGAACAATACGTTGATACCATCGCGTATCAAATTAGCAGGATAGAATACCAAATTTCTGT